ATCTAGTGTGATGAAAGTACTTATGCATGCCACCCTTCTTACCATAAAGGTTTGATCCTATCTCATATGGTGGATCAAGATATATGAAAGAACCTTTACCATCAAGCATGTGTTCGTAAGATAAGTTTGTTATCTTCCAATGCCTGATGAGATCCTGATACCCTGACAGTTTTTCAATACCATTCATAGAAAAGTTTGAGTCACTTGCTTGTCTTGAGAAAGAACTATTCTCTCCCAACCCACTAAAACTACATTTGTTTACAACATAAAAAGCAACTGCACGATCTAGATCGTCACCAGTTGATACTTGATTCTTGCATTCTATGAATAATTCTTTTGCTTTATCTGGATCAGGGTTCTCATTCTTCAACTCAGTCAACATCTCTTCCATCTGTAGACCATGTGTCTGGAGTTGCACCCAAAAATTATACAGTGGTTCGTATAGATCATTGACCCATATAAGCAGATCGGGGTAGGTCTTAGTTACCCATAAGGCAACTGACCCACCACCTACAAATGGTTCTCTAAATTGATCGTACTTACTTAGATCAGGAAAGAATTCACTGATCTTTGTGATTGCTCTGCTCTTACCGCCAGGATAACGCAGGGGTGTTTTCAAGTTCTTCATTAATGTAGTCTTCAATTGATTTACGAGGGAACCAGTTCAAAGCAACTGCTGCTTTGTATACTGATGCAAGTGTTTCTCTTGCTTCACCAGGTCTTTCTGGTATATATTCTATGCTACCAGAAGCACCTTTTGTAATCATATTAGCAAGTTCAAGGACAGAGGTGTTTTTACCTGTGCCTATATTGATCTCTATACCAGAGAAGTTACACATCATGGCATCTATATTCGCTTCGACAACATCATCTACATGAGTGAAGTCTCTACGTTGTAGACCATCACCAACTATGGTGAGTGGTTTACCTGCCTTCTTCTGTTCCAAGAACAGACCAACCACAGGTGCAT